CATCTGTTAGTTTTAATAACCTTGCACTTTTTGCATCCAGGTTACAAAATATCTCTATCATTTTACATTGTAAGAAATAACTATCATCATTGGTTTCTTGTATTTTTAGAAACTTCTGATATTGCTTTAAAGATATTTCAGATAGGTCACTTGGGATGATTAATTCAACTTTCATATTTATATAACGTTTTTAAAATGGTTTTTTATACAAAGTAAATATAATAAAAAAAGGCACACCATTTCTGATGCACCTTTTAAACAAAACTAACTAAACAACTAAATCATACTTGCTTCGTGACAAGCACCAGAGCATACACCCTCGTGGTCTATTTCTGCACCACATTCTGTGCATTCATATTCTTTGTATTCTGGGGGGCTATACCAATCCATAATATTCTGTTTTTAATAAAAGTTATTTAAAAGTATTTCTTTTGCTTCATCAATGTTTTGTCTATCATAATCGTGAAATGAATTAATAATATACATATCACTTAAACCGATAGCCTTTAATATTTTTATAGTTTTACGCAACCCAAATAATTCACTACATTCTATTATTTGAATTAAATCTATCTTCCAATACATAAATTCTTTTTTAGCAATGGTTATGTTCCCATTGATATATGTTTCTATTATTTCTGCTAATCTATTCATAATATTCTGTTTTTAATTTACCATTACGGTAATGTTCTACAATAACACCAGTACTTAAAGGTACTACCTTATATGGTCTGATGCTTTTCTTTACTAAAAATCTGTTTATTAATTTTTTCATTGTATATATATATTTAAAGCATTTAATGCTATTGCTAAAATTGCTAACATCAATACTATTATTATTTTGGTTTTAAATATCGTAGACTTTTTCATATACTTCTTGTGTGTTTTTAACTGCTTTGTTATAACCTACACTAAATGCTTCTGATGCCAGGTTACTCATAATGGTTAGTAGTTCTGAATTATACTCTATGTCTAACCCTCTTAATTTGTCGTATGCGTTTTCTAATGGTGTTTTCATATCTGTTTTGTTAAGGGGGTTTTTACACCCCCGTTGTTTTTATGCATTACAATATACATCAGTTCTATTTTTTGTTGCAAAGTTAGCTATTGCGTGTGCTGCTGAAAAACCGCCATTTTTAGCTTCATCTTTACCTTGTGCAGTAAGGTAATAAGGCATCCCTATTATAACTCTCACTAAACTATTATCTGACCAATGGTTTACATATTCAAAAAGGCAAACACTTTTAGGTATCCAAAAACCATCATTGCATTGCGGGTGAGTTGGTGTAGATATAAACATAGCTTTATCTGTTGTTTTTGTTACATCAGATAAATTAAAATAGCTATCACTTTTACGATTAAGGCTTTCTATCCATTGTTCTTTTTTAACACCTTTTAATAATTCTCTTGATAATTTTTTGTTTGTAAAATTTAAACTTGCTGTCATAATATTCTGTTTTAGTTATTAATGTTAAGCAAATATACAAATAAATAACATACCAACAAATAATTTAATAACTTTTTTTAGTGTAAAGCATATTTACCAAAGTTTGGTCTGCTTAATATAGAATAAGTTGCATAACGACAAGGGTCAATAATATGGTTGTTTTTATCTTCTGGTGTGTTTATGAGCATACCACTTTTATCTTCTTTCCATTTGTAATTCCTAAATTCACTTATGGCATTTGTTGAGGTTGCCAGTATATGTATCTTGTATCTTTTAAGTAGGTCAATACCAGCATTCACACTATCCTTACCTTTTATGCTTGGAAATATATTGTTACCCATTGCACGTAGTTCTGATATTAATCTTGGTTCAGCACTATCCGCATAGATTGGTTTGCTTGTTAGGTTTAACTCTTTAAGGAAGTTATTTATATCACTTGTAGTCATTTGTGTTCTATATAGATGTTCTTGTATATATAAGTTATGACCTTGGCTATAAACCGATACAAATGTTGTTGGGTCATTAGTATATCCAAAGTCCATTCCGTATGCAATCAGTTCTGCAAGTTGTGGTATTTGATTAACCTCAACATACTTAAATATTGTACTCCTACTGGCTGCTCTTTCACCTAAACCATATATCTGCCAATATTGTTCATCTGTATCTCTTAACCTTTCTATTTCCTTTCTAATTGATGCTTCAATAAAAGGGTTGTCTAGGTAGGTGGTTTTATAAAATACACAATCATCTCTAGTAATTAGCTTGTCATATATCCAATGATACTCATCTGATGGGTTAAAATCAAGTATAACCCTATCTTGTGTTCTAAACAACAACTGCTGCATATCTTCAAAGTAAAGTTCATTGCCCTCATTAACAAATAGCAAGTCACGTTTCCTACCTCTAATCTTTTGTGGCTGGTCTAAAGATATAAATTCAACAAGGTTACCAAATAGGTGATATTCTGAATTAGACTTGTTATGGTATTGCTCACTATAGCATTTATACTTTTGTAGTATAGCCATAAAATCCCTCATTACCGTTGCTCTTAAACTTGGAAATGATTTACGGCATATAGTTATAATCTTGTCATTGTTGTTTGCACAATAATTAAATATAACCCATAGAAGTATATTGTATGTTTTACCAGACCTTGTACCACCTTGTTCAACTACAATCTTTTTATCTGTGTTGGCTAAATGCTTATAGACTATATTAGTCTGTATCTTCGGTTTTATCAATTATCTCAATTTGAAAGTTAGTAGGCATACCATCTGCTCCAGTTATTTCTTGACGTTCAATGTAACCTCTTTTCTTACCTTTTGTCTTTAGATAAAATATAGTTGCTGCTGTTGAGTTTTCAGATATTTGTTTGTGCAACTGGCTTTCTGCAAAATCTAATGCTACGTTTTCAATATCCCTAACCTCAATAGCAAATGCTTCATCATCTTTAAGCCATTTGTAATAAGTGCTTCTAGGTATGTCTGCTTTCTTACAAGCTACTGTAACAACTCCTAAACTTTGTTCAAGTGCTTTTAATAGGCTTTCCTTTTTTATGTGTCTACTTTCGTTCATATTATATTCCTTTAAATGCTTTTAATGGGTAGAATATTAAGCTATTTCTATATCCATCTTCTGCTGTTTTTATTATTGGTGTAACTCCGTGAATGTTTTTCCAAGCTGGGTAAACTAGCATTGAGTTATCTGCTTGTTCGAATGTAACATTATAGTCTGGCACATTTAAGCAACCGCCATTAGAGTTGTTTCTTTTTGTGAGTATTACATTTACTGCACCAACTATATTACCAGTATCTCTATGATATGCTGCTGCTATATTAAAATTTGATATACTGCTAGTAAACATATTTCCAAACCGCCATTTCTTATCTACGTCTTTAAAGAGTTCTAACTGGGTTTTATATATTTCTGGGGTAAGTTGTTTAATTATTTTTTCTGCTTCAACAGATGCACCCCACATAGCCTTAATGAATGTCTTTGATTTGTTTTCCCTATGTACAGATGATATTGTTGGGTATGGTCTACGCATATGTGGCTTAGGTGCTACACTCCCAAGAATAGTACTAAATTGCGTTACTAGGTTTTTCCCCTCTTTTTGTCTTTGCAGTTTATCAGCTTTTGTTCCTTGTGGTCCTCTACTCATTTCTTGCTTTGGTACATTGTCGCTTCTAAATTCTTTATTTGATATTGATATCAACTGGCTTAACTTGTTACTATACTTTGAAACATCTTTTATATAAAAACCTATTACCTCTCCATCAAGTTCTAACATACAATCTTCTGTAATGTTTGGCTCATAGTAAGGGCAGTCTTTACCTATCTTAACATCGTGTTCTTGTTTGTGTAGTTTAATTGTTTTCATAATATTTTCTTATTAAAATTTTTTGCATATGATTTCATATCCCACTTTATATCAAGTGAATTTTTCTTTTTAATTATTTTAGTGTAACCTAGGTATTTATTTAAAATAAAGTTAAAACATTTTTCATCCTCTTTATTTATATATCCATCATAACATCCACCTAAATTTGTTCCAACTGGTGGTGTATTAAAAAATAATTTATTAAATTTTAAACACCCATTTCCATATTTTATGCTTTCAAAAAGAAATTGTATATCTTCTTTAAAAGTATTTTCATATTCCCATTTAATTTTATTGACTTTTATTATTACACAAGCTGTAAATGTTTTGCTGTTAATACTATATTTGTTTTTTTCTGCCCAAGCAAATTGTCTAAAATTCATACCATATATTTCAAAAGGCATTTTGTGAATTATCTTTAACATATCTTTAAATATACTTGCATCAGATTTTATTGACTTCCCATTTTTAGCATATCCAAAACTTGTTATATCATCATCACACATACATATAACTTTTATGTTTTTTTTTTCTGCCCATTGTAATATAAAGTTTCTAACATAACCAATACCTTTATTATTTTTTTTAATGTTTATTTTGTTTGGTACATCATATGTTTCTATTTCTTGTGGCTCAATAAAATGGTAAACTTTTATACCAACATTCTCAAAAAGTTTATAGGTTTTCGTTTGTGTCCTCCCTTTTGTTGGAATACATACAATCATATATTATCTTTAAATGCGTTTAAAACTATTAACCCTACATTCTTACCCTCTTTCCTAGCTTGTGTAATTAATTCATTTGCTTGGTCGTAATGCTTTGGGTCAAACTCAATCATAATAGCACGTTTAACACCAGCTTCTTTATCTTCTATAGTTTCATCTAAATCTAAATCTTCTAAAGCAGAATAATCAACTTCTTCTTCTGGCTGCCAAACATCCATACCCCATTCTTTCAGTTGTTGGTTATCCCATTCGTTTGCAAGTATATCCCAATCCCATTCACCAAAACCTACATTATCTTTTACAATAAATTCTCTTTGTTGTTGTTCTGTAAGTTCATCAGCTTTTAATATATACACTTCTTTTAAACCAGCTTCTTTACAAGCCTTTAATCTCATATTACCACCTAGCACTACCATATCCTTGTTTACTACAATAGGGCGCAGCTTAAGCATCTCTGGGAAGTCTTGTATTGACTTAACCAGCTTTTTAAACTTATAGTCTTTTATGAAACGTGGGTTGTTTTCATTTGGTATTACTTTACTAATTTTTACTTTTTCCATATTTATATAACGTATTTAATTTATTTATTTATTTACCTTTAATTTTAGTAGTCTTTCTCTTATTGCTTTTCTTTCTTTACCCTTTGGTAATTTGTCTAATAGTTGTTGTAGCTTTTGTATTAGTTTCTTGCTCATAGCTTTTCTATTTCGTTTAGTACTTCTTGATAGTATTCTATGTTGTTAGATGGTTTTAGTATTTCGTTTTCAAGTATAAGACTTATATGTAGTTTAGCACATTTCTTTGCTTCTGTGCTTGTTGTTGTTTCTACATAAAATGCTTTTACTAATTGGTATGCTTTTTCTTTTGGTGTTTGCATAAATAGCCATTCTTTTTCTATCACGTTGCACAATTTATTATTTCATACTCACTATTGTTTTGCTTCCATTCAAAAGACTTTAATACTAAAGCTGCTCTTTCATCATACATAGTTTTTTGTTCTTCTTCTAAACCTCTGTATTTCATTTCATTTTTAGTATAACCACTTGCATAATGTTTATCGTATATACTTAACTTTTCTATTGCCTTGAAATAATCTTTTTCTAGTGTTGCATACTTTTTTTGTATCACTTCTAGTTTAGATATTTGGCTATACTCTATTTGTGATTTAACTATAAAGTTGCTTTCTAATTTATCGTAATAATCAAATCTATCTTTTTTGTACAATGGATACATTTTGTTTGCGTGTATTGCCGTTGCGTGGTCAAATGATTTACCTTTTGATTTTATAAAGTCAGATATACTTACCCACCTCATATCAAGTTTGTTTCTTAATATATGACAAAGCAAAGCACGATGCTCAACGTATTCAGTTTGTCTTGTTTGTTTGTATATATTTATGCCAGTTAATGTAATAAGTAATTCACTTACTTGTTCTGGTGTTTCTAATATTGTTGGTATTGTGTTGTAATTCATTTGCTTTGTAGTTTTTGTATGTATAAAGCTGCATCCATTAATTCTTCTTTTAGGTGCTGCAAAAAATCATCTTTGTTATTGTCTTGTAGTGTTGTTTTGTATTTGTCTATACCCACACAACTTCTTATATCAAATTCGCTTTTTAAATCTTCTACTATTTTATCTCTCATTGTGTTCTTAATTTTAAAAGGTGATAGCACTCTGCATATTTTTGTCTTGCTTTACCTTTGTATTCTTGTTTAAATAATTCATATAGTTTTCTTGTGTATTGGTATTTTGTTGTGCATTCTTTAAAATGTTTTTCTGCAAACTTTTTACCCTTACCTTTAAAGTAGTTTACATTGTCTGCGGTATCACCAACAATGCATTGCTCATAAAAATTGTACATAGCTTCTTCTTCTGATATGTCTAATATCTCTTTATGCTTGTAGTGATAGTTGTACATCAAGCAAGGGAATTGTTTATAGTCTTTATCTATTGAAACTATCATAACCTCATCTCTGCCTATATCATCGCTAATTTGCTTCCAGTACCTAGCAACCATATCATCTGTTTCTACACCGTAACCCCAAATGCTATCGTATTGTTCTTTTACAAATTGGTGCATCTCATTTAAAAGCGGTGGCAGTTCTTGTTTCTTTCTGTTGGCTTTGTACTTTGGTGTAATTAGTTTTCTAAAATTACCCTTAGAGCCACTAAAACAAAGCACTTTATCTATGGTGTATTTTTCTTCCAAGTCATTTACAATCTTCATATACTGCTGGTCAAACTTATTTCTTGCATCAGCTATATCTGTGTAATACTTTTCATCATCTGGTGTTTCTCTTTTACGATAACAACTTGCAAAAATTAAACTATCTGCATCTACTAATAAAATCATACCAATGCTTCTTTAATCATTTTAAGGTGCATTTGCTGCATCTTCTTTTGTTCTTTAGTTACCATACTAATTATACTTGGTAAGTCTCTAAAAAGCTGGTCTACATTCATCACAAGTGTTTTGTCATCATTATGACCATAGCCAATATATAATTCACCATCACTACAATATAAAGTGTTTGTATCATATATGTAAGTATGTGATTGCGCTTCTTTTAATTGTGCTTTTAATATTTCAACTTGTGCTTCTAATTTTTCTATTCTGTTACCTTGTCCCATTTGTCTATTGTTATGTTAAGTCTTAAATAATTTTTATTCTTCGTTTCTTTAACTTGGTAGTTAATCGATATGTCTGATATAGATGTGTCAGCTTCTGTATGGTACTCTATTTGTTTTTTTAGCTTTTCCCAAGCTGCATCGTTTACTTTCATATTAAAAATTTGCGATTATAAAGCTATCATTATCTATTCGTATAACTTGTGTTTCACATTCTATTGCATCAATGTCTGGGTAATCTTCTTGTCCGTAATCTAATTGGAATTCTTCAAGGCTATCGTATTCTGAATAATCACAACATAATGCTATTACATCTAATTCTACTTGTTCCCCAGTGCTGTCTTCGTATTCTTCTAAATATTCAAATAAGGCTTTTTTTCCTTTGTAAGTAAATTGGTTTTGCCTATCCATATTATAAAAGGCGTCTTGAAATTGTCCGAAAGTAATTGTTTGTTTCATCTGTTTTGTTTTTAAATTAAAGTTTATTTCCGCATAAAGGATACATTCTAGTATAAAATGATTGTCCTTTTTTAATTCTTTTTTTGTTGCTAAATATAATATCTTCGGTTGCTACCTCATCTATCCTACCATAGTAGCCTACTTCTTTTCTATCGGGTTTTTCTAATATAGTTGAGCCAATGTATTTATCGTCAATCATATACTCTAAAAAATATCCTAGTTTTTCAAATTGTGACATATTATTATCTTGCTTTAAGTATTGATTTAATTGCAACAACACGATAACGGTTAAACGTGGTATAAGTTTGTTCTTCTAAAAAATAAAGCTGGTCAAATAAATCTTTAGTTTCCCAATTCGAATAAATTTTGATGTAATCTTGCATTTTGTTCTGTTTTAAATTATTAATATACCGCAATATAAAACTATTTACTTTATAAACAAAACATTTAACAACTAATTTGGTTCTATATTTATATTTATTCTTACCGCTTCATTTTCTTTAAGCAAGTACACATCTTTTAAAAGTCTTTTCTTTGTCCACATTGTAGTATCTGGGCAGTACTTTTTAACTGGTGTTGGCATCTCTAGTGTGTTGAGGTAATACATAAAATTTCCTTTAGGGTCATTTACAAAGTATATCTTTACAACATCATCTAAAGCTATTAGAGCATCGTACTTTTCTTTTTCAAGCATTTTATCTTCATAGTACTTGTTTCTAAATTTCATCTCTATAACGCAATCCATACCCTTTGGTGTTTTACCCTTTGCATCATATCTTGAATAGCCATCACCACAATGTTCTAACTCCCAACCATCAAGGTTAAGAAGAAACACTACTGCCTTTTCCCACTCATTAATTTTTTTAATTCCCATTGTTCCAAATTATGTTAAGCTGCTTTATCCACAACTTTATTTTCTTTGGATTGCAAGTGCAAGGCTTGTGGTATTTATGGTTATAGTACTTTGCGTGTAACTGGCATATAAGTTCAAACTCATTACCTTGTAAAGTGTTCTTTGGTTCAGACCTAAAGTCACTCCAGCTTTCAAAATCTTCTTTAGTAAATTTTACCATCTTTCTATTTTAATTTCGTTTAACTTTTTTCTTCTGTTGTTACAGTCGCATTTAGTACCTCTTAATTTGTGGTATTTATCTACCAGGTATTTAATACCAGTATATTTAGTTATGTAATAAATAATGTTCCCTAGTTTCATATCAATTCTTTTATTGTTAGTAATATACCCTTGCTTGTGTTACTATCCCCACCTAGCACATCTTTGTTTGTGCCTAAATAATTCCTACATCTATTTTTAAGTACATCTGTTTTTATTATATGGAATGTATCTTCTACTGCAAAACAATAAAATTCAGCTTCAGTTGTGGATATACCACTTGGTTTTTTACTTCTTAAATTATAATACTCAACGAAAACATTTCCAGTTTCTTTTGTCTTTAAATCTCTTTTAACTTCTATAGTGCTACCCTCAAAAATATCTGCAAGTTCTTTTTCTTTTACTTGTCCTACCTCTAAATCGTGTCTAAAATCTCCGTTGTGTTTCATATCAGTTATATATTAATGTTAAAAAATTTACACTTATCTTTTGGCACTCTATACATTTGGTCTTTACCTTTTCTGTTTGATGTATTAATGTTTAAGTTCTCTATATATTCATTTTTAAATATATCTTCTGAATTACAAGTTATTGCCCATTCTGTTTCTCTGCAAATTATTATATAATGAAATTTATTTTTTAAGTGCAACCTTTTTTTTCTACCTAAAAAACTTACTGAATTAAATTTAAAAGTTTCTATTGTTGTAAATGGATATTTGCTTTTTGTTTCTAATTCAAAATAATATATTATATTATCTTTTTTAGTAATAACATCGTGGTCATAATTTTCTTCTTTATTAATAATAGTATGACCTTTTTTAGTTATGTAATTTATAAATAAATCTTTTGCATATTTATCACTATGATTATATGAACCTTGATTAAATTTTCTTGCACCATATTCTGTTTTGTTTGTCATAATAGTTTTTTTAGTTTACTTTTTACTTTGTTGTATGTGTTGTAAAGTGAGTAGTAATGTATTAAACTTTTTCTAGAAAATTCTGCAATGCTTTCACCCTCATTTATTATTTCAAATACTTTTCTATCATACCAAAACATCTTTGATAGTTCTTCTTGTATTTTATCGTATGGTTCTTGATAGTTTACATCTGATGTTGTTAAGTGTATGTCATCCATAGAAACCATTGTGATGTTTTTACCTTTTCTTTTTAAATCGTAAAACAATGTTCTTAAAGTTTTAAAAATATAGTAATAGTTTATTTCTTCTTCATTGTACATTATATCCAAACCTTTTTCAAGTTTCAGTTGTATCTTGTAATACATTTCTTGTACAATATCTTCAGCAGTTTCTTGTTTACAACCAAAAGATAAAACTATTTCTACCCACTCTTTATGCTTTGCAGCAACTATAATCATTGTTTTTTGTACCATATCATTTTAAAGGGTCATATAAATCACCAACTATTATTGGTAATCCTTTTTCGTTTACTTCAAAGCTAAATGTTTCAAAAGAGTAACCCCTACTTCTACCGCACTTAACCGTAGTCCAATCTTTATTTACTGTGTTAGCCTCCAAACTTATTACCGTTTCTGCTTTCTTTTCTAATGCACTACCTAAATGACCAGTTCCGAGTTTAGCACTACCAAAGTTTTGATGTATCACACAAATGATATGCACGTTTTGTTGCTGGCTAATTCTCATTAATGCACTTACTAATTCATTACTTTTTTCTATGTTGTTTACATCAGCACATAAATCTGCTACACCATCTATAATAAGCAGAGATGGTTCTTTTATGTGTTCCTTTAAATAGTATTCAATAAACTCTAAACGTTCCTTAAAAGCTATTGTACGTAATGCAAACGTATGGTATTTATCTTTAGGTATGTTGCTATCCATATCTAATGGTCTTTTAAATACTTTAGATGCGTGCCAGCTTCCTTGTTCTGTATCTATATAAATTAAATCACCATTGCCTCTATGTCCTTTTATTTTTCCACCGTAAATATTTGAACCACTTAAATAAGCACTTGCTAATAGGCTACAAAAAAAACTCTTTCTTGTCTTTGGTGGTGCTGTTATTACTGAAAGATTGCCAAACGTTCCTAAAGCTATTGGTATGAGTAAATCACCTTTATCAGATTGTAAAACCTTTTCACCATAGCTTAAACATACTGGTGGATAATCTATTTTTTTGTTAATGTCTATCTTGCAAGTATCTGCAATAAATTCCATTAACATATTCTGTTCTGTTTCTTTTTCTGTCATTCGTTAAATATATAAAAAAAAGGTGCAAGTTAAAAACTCACACCCTATTAAAAGTTAGGCTAATTAAAATGGTAAGTCATCACTTGCTGGTTCTGAAACCGCTTGTGGTTGGTCATCTCTTTCAGCAACCGTTACTCCTTGGTCGCTCATCCAAACAACCTTACCGTTTCCAAGATAGGTTTTTGCAACCTTTGCTTCACGTTCTTCTTTGGTTTGGCTATCCATAAAAGCTACATTGTTACCATACCTAGTTTCATCTTGAACCGCTATTGTGAAGTTGTAGTACACCGCACCATCTTTTCCTTTAATAAATTTCTCTTTAGGTAGTCTATCTACTCTAATACTTCCGTTGATAATTGCACTCATAATATATAGTTTAAATTTGGTATTGTCATTACACGCAATACCTCGTGTTTTTATTTATTTAGTTTTTCTTTTCTTGTTGATTTTTTATCAGTTCTTGTGTATGAATATATTAATCTATTTTCATTGCAAGGTATAAATTTTACTTTATCATCTAAAGGTTTTTTTATTCTTCTCATATTACTTCCTTTTAAAGTCATCACTTTCGTCTTCACCAAACACACCCAGTTCGTAGAAACCAGTTAGTTTTAATACACTTCTTGACAATGCACGTTTTTCTGCCATTTCCATTACATACCAACTATTGCAATTCCCATCTTTATAGTTAGCACCTTTCAATGCACTTCCAAATGTTTGTATTTCTA